TAGGAATGAGCGAAAGGATAGAACAGCTTATCCGTGATTACCCGAAAATGAAAACGGAGCAGCGTTGCCTGTTCCACCAGATTTCTGATTTTCGAGGTATCACGGAGCAGGAAATGATTGATACGATGTATTTCTCCCAGCCGGAGGGTGAACGGGTACAGACCAGCGGCACTGCCAATAAGACCGCCAGCATTGCCCTGAACTACCGGGAACGGATGGATCGTATCAACCAGGAATGGTATGAGCATCTGGAAAAAGAATATCTGGATTTGACGGAGGAGCTTCGCTTTTTCGAGAGTGCGGTCAAATCCGTCAACGGGATGCCCGGAACGGTGCTTTCTGATTTGGTCTTTGGTCAGATGACCTGGGACAAGGTAGCGGAAAAGCATTATATCAGTCGGAGATCGGTCGGCAACTACCGGGCAAAGGCTATTGTGGAACTGGAAAAAATGTATCAGCGTCATGACGATGAGATCGTGGCGTATATGCTGAGTTAAGCGAGGTGGATTACGATGTGTAAGCGTGGAGATATTTATTTCGTAGATTTCGGTCAGAACATAGACACCTGTAAGCAGAGCGGTATCCGTCCGGCGGTCATCGTGAGCAATAACCGTGCAAATGAGCATTCCCCGGTCATCACGGTCGTTCCGCTGACCTCCAAGATTTATAAGAAAAGGATGCTCCCCACCCATGTCTACATCCCGCGAGGTTGTGGAACGGGTCTGCCACAGAACAGTCTGGCTCTGGCCGAACAGGTGGAAACCATCGACAAAAAGTATTTGCTGGAACGGCGAGGTGCCGTGAGCAATGATGTTGTTATGACCAAGCTGACAAAAGCCCTGCAAATCCAGATCGGGGCCGTGGAGCAATACAACTGAGCATGAGCAGTCACTGTAGTAGTGGCTGCTTTTCACTGTATTGAAGATACCTGCAGAATATGATATTATGGAAACAGCCAATCTAAGATTACAAGGAGTGGTGTTATGGCTTTTTACACGAAAGCACAAAAATGGTTCAACAAAAACAAAAAAGCGATTATATTAGGTGGAACAGCTCTGTTTTCCGTGGGGTCATATGCAATTTATGCATTACGTGGCAAAGGAAAAATTTCTTTTGAAGATTGGCTGAACGTAGCTCCTACCGAAGAGTTAGATGCCGTTTATGAAAAACTGAGGACAAGTGTGTATCTTAAAACAGGTAATATGCCTTATGAGATGCAGAGAATCAGTCGGGTTTTAGGAGAAAGAGGGGCTAAAGAGTGGTTTGAAAAGCACCCACCAAATCTCGATCCCAATTTCAGATGGACTGATGCGAATAGATGGGAGTAATGCTAAAGCCATGTGAGCATGAGATTTTTCTGTTATGATGAAAAGTTTGCACTGGTCTTGCACTGACTTTTCCATTTCGATGTGTTATTATTATAATCGCCAGAAAAGCAATGAGGGTCTACGGAGTTTTCCGTAGGCTCTTTTTTCTTGGTCGGATGCGTCTTTCATCCTTTCACGCATCCGTACATACGAAAGGAGGATTTTTTCTATGATTTTTACGAGTGAACAGGTTTCATGCGGACACCCGGATAAAATCTGCGACCAGATTTCGGATGCCATTGTTACCGCCTGCCTGTCCCATGACAGAAACAGCCGTGTGGCAGCAGAGTGCATGATTAAAGATTATGAGGTCATCATTGCCGGAGAGATCACTTCCAGCTATGAGCCGGACTATAAAGCTCTGGTCACAGAGGTACTTTCACGCATTGGTCTTTCTAATCCGGAAGAGTACCGTGTGACTGTGTATATCAGCAAGCAGAGCCCGGACATCGCTCTTGGTGTCGATGTTAATTCTGGTGCTGGTGACCAGGGTATGATGTTCGGCTATGCGACCGATGAAACTCCAGAGATGTTGCCGATTCCCTATGCGGTAGCGACACACGCTCTTGAGCTTCTGCGTGAGCTGAAATCTCCGTTGCTTTTGCCGGATGCGAAAGCACAGGTTTCCTATGATTATGACACAGGTCGCATTACCACATTTCTTATCAGCACCCAGCACCGGGAGGACACCAGCGTTATGGATATTCGTCCTCTGGTGCAAGCGGTCATGGAAACTGCCGCCCAGGACTACGATTTGAACACCGACTTCGAGAAACTGGTCAATCCGACCGGCCGTTTCGTGGTCGGTTCTTCTTTTGCAGATTCTGGGCTGACTGGCAGAAAGATTATCGCTGACACCTATGGTGGTATGTGCAGACACGGCGGTGGTGCGTTTTCCGGCAAAGACCCTACCAAGGTCGATAGGAGCGGAGCGTACATGGCAAGGAAAATCGCCAAAGACCTCGTCCGTTCTGGACAGGTGCGTAAGTGCGAGGTGCAGTTGGCATACGCCATCGGCGTGGCTGAACCTGTGTCTGTGGCAGTCGAGTGCTATGGTACAGAGCGTGTATCCCTTGGTGAGATCAAGGACTGGATCAGAGCAAACTATGATTTGACTCCGGCTGGCATTATCAAGGAGCTGGGCTTGCTGGATGTGGATTACAACCAGGTCAGTGCCTACGGACACTTCGGCAAGGCTGGTCTTCCCTGGGAGGAGTGACCATGCCGCATCGTCCGAACACACCATGCAAGCACCCCGGCTGTGCAAGGCTCGTTCCCTACGGTACGATGTACTGCGAGGAACACAAAGCCCTGCACCCTGAAACGACACGACCCGCTGGCAAGCGTGGGTACGGCAGCAGATGGCGGAGGGAGAGCAAAGCCTTCCTCCAAGCACACCCGTTGTGTGTCCGTTGCCTTGCCAGTGGTAAGTATGTTCGTGCCACGGTGGTTGACCATATTGTTCCCCATCGCGGTGACCAGAAACTGTTCTGGGATCGGAGCAATTGGCAACCGCTCTGCAAGCACTGCCATGATACCAAGACCATGACAGAAGATCGATACCAGGAGTTCCGCTACTGATTGCACACCACCCTTGCACCCCAGGGGCGGGTCAAATCTCTGTTATCGGGGTGCGGAAAGACCGGCGCCCCCTCAAGCGTGTAAAATCGCAGAATTTAATAGGGGGGATACCCCAGCACCCCCAGTACGGAACCGAAAATTTCATAAAAAATAGCGAAAGCACCGAGAACGCCTATCCTTTTCCGGCTGGGCGGTAGCGGTGCTTTTGCTGATTTGTTTGCTATTTGGCTGTAAAACCCTACTGGAAACAGTGGTTTTATGGCCTATTTTTAACTCACTTTTTAGCGAAAGGATGTGAAGCAATGACTGAATTTCAGGCAAAACAGATCCGTGACTTGCGACTTCGCGGCACTGGCTATCGAGCCATTGCTTCGGTTGTCGGTCTTTCCCGTGACATCGTCCGCAACTATTGCAAGAGCCACGGGCTGGATGGTTTCGCTACGGAACTCACCCTCAATATGAAAGAGCAGATGGAAGCCGGAACAGCGTGTCAGTGCTGCGGTAAGGAAATCAAACAGCCTGCCACTGGCCGGAAGAGAAAATTCTGCTCAGATGAATGCAGAAGGAATTGGTGGGCGGCGCATCAGGCTGATATCAACCGAAAGCCAACCGCCTACTACGAAAAGCAGTGTGCCTACTGTGGCAAAACATTTACTGCCTATGGCAACCGAAACAGAAAATATTGCACCCATGCCTGTTATGTCCGTGACAGGTTCTGGAGAGAGGAAGATGGCAGAGAGCCGTATGAAAGCCCTGCCGTGACAGAGGAGGAAAACGCATGAGCATGGAATGGAAAACTCTGTCGGTGGATGCGCTCCGTCCGGCAGCTTACAATCCCCGCAAGAAACTCAAACCCGGCGATAAGGAATATGAGAAGATCAAGAACTCCATCCAGGAGTTTGGCTATGTGGAGCCGATCATCGTCAATTACGATATGACGGTCATCGGTGGTCACCAGCGTCTGACTGTTCTCAAAGATCTGGGATATACCGAAGTCCAGTGTGTGATGGTTCACATCGAGGACGAGAACAAGGTCAAGGCTCTGAATATCGCCCTCAATAAAATTACGGGTGCTTGGAACGAACAGCTTCTGGCTGACCTTATCGTGGATTTGCAGTCGGCAGATTTCAATACGGACTTCACTGGTTTTGAAGCCCCGGAAATCGAGCAGCTCTTTTCCAAAGTACACAACAAGGAAATTAAAGAGGACGATTTCGATGTGGATGCAGAGCTGCAGAAGCCTACGATGTCCAAGGCCGGAGATATCTGGCTCCTTGGTCGGCATCGCCTGGTCTGCGGCGATTCCACTTTGCCGGAAACCTACACAACTCTGATGGAAGACCGCCGAGCCAACCTTGTTCTGACGGACCCGCCCTACAATGTAAATGTGGAGGAAACCGCCGGGAAGATCAAGAACGACAATATGTCCGATGAGGATTTCTACAAATTTCTGTTCGCCATGTTTGTAAATGTGGAGCAGAATATGGAAGCGGATGCGAGTATCTATGTGTTCCATGCGGACTCCAAGGGACTGATCTTCCGGCAGGCGTTCCACGATGCTGGGTTCTATCTGTCCGGCTGCTGTATCTGGAAGAAGAACGCCCTGGTTCTTGGTCGTTCTCCGTATCAGTGGCAGCACGAGCCGTGCCTGTTTGGTTGGAAGCTCGGCGGCAAGCACCAGTGGTATGCCGACCGCAAGCAGACCACCATCTGGGAGTATGACCGTCCGAAATCTTCTAAGGAGCATCCGACCATGAAGCCTGTTGCTCTGATGGCGTACCCCATCCAGAACTCCAGCATGAGCAACTGCATCGTGCTTGACCCGTTCCTCGGTTCCGGCTCCACACTCATGGCCTGCGAGGAAACGAACCGCATCTGTTACGGCATCGAACTGGATGAGAAGTTTGTGGATGTCATCGTCAACCGCTATATCGAAGCGGTCGGCTCTTCGGACGGTGTGTTTGTGATCCGTGATGGTAACAAGCTGCCGTATGCGGAGGTGACTATCCATGAATAAGGATCTGACTCTTGGTAGTCTGTTTGATGGCTCTGGTGGGTTCCCGCTCGGCGGCTTGCTCTCCGGCATTACGCCGCTGTGGGCATCCGAGGTCGAGCCGTTCCCCATCCGGGTGACCACAAAACGCCTGCCCTTTATGAAACACTATGGTGATATCTCTGGCATGAACGGCGGTGAGATCGAGCCTGTCGATATTATCACCTTCGGCTCTCCCTGCACGGATATGTCCATTGCTGGCAAGAGAGCCGGACTGGATGGTAAGCAATCCAGCCTGTTCTATCAGGCAATCCGAATCATAAAAGAAATGAGGTGTGCGACCAATGGAGAATATCCACGATTTATCGTGTGGGAGAATGTCCCAGGGGCTTTCTCCTCAAACAAAGGCGAGGACTTCAAAGCCGTCCTCGAAGCAGTCATCGGCGTTGTCTGTCCGGGAACCGAGGTGCCTATGCCTGAAAAGAACCGATGGCCCTACGCCGACATTTATATGGGAGAGGGATGGAGCCTTGCATACAGAACTCTCGATGCTCAATATTGGGGAGTCCCCCA